TTAAAAAAATTATTTAAAAATGTTTTCTTGACATGAATTATATGATATAGATGTGACAAGAAAGTATGGCTGTAATAGAAATATTTCCAGAAGTTGTATATCAAGACAATTTACCCATAAAAACTTATAGCTTAGATAATGTTGAATTTGATGAAAGCGGATTTTCTAAAAGCTACGATGTTTTAAATTTAGATTCTTTTAAAGATATAAAACATTTAATTAAGAATAGTATTAATAAATATACTCATGAATTATTGTCTGTGTCAAAAGATATTTCTTTTTACATATCTAGGTCTTGGATTATAAATATGAAAAGATTGCATTTTAATCCTGAGTATCACAATCATGCTAATTCATTTTTCACTGGTGTGGTATATTTGGAATTGGATGAACAAAAAGATGCAATACAATTTAAAAAAACAAATGAATATAAAATATTAGAATTTGATTATGATGTCCCTAACAAATACAACCAAAGCGAGCTAAACTTCTTTCCTATGAAAAATGATATAATTATTTTTGATGCAAAAACATACCACAGAATAGGTGCACATATAACCAACACTCCTAGAATCTGTCTTGCTTTTGAAGTTTTTGCTAAAGGTGTGTTTGGTAAGAAGAATACGTCTAACGATTTTAATGTTGGTCAACTAACCCTTAAATGATATTAGGAGAAAAATGGAATCACAACAAATAATATACGGAAAAATGGTTAAAAAATATAAGATACCATTAGATCAAATAGAAGATCTTAATAATAGATATGACAAAGCAAAACAAAATTTAGAAAGAATGGGCCATAGATTAGCTGGTAGAATAGACTCTGAGTTATCCATTCTGCCAATTGTGCAGTCTGCTCCTATACTTCCAACATTTGTAGCAGCTATTCAAGATTATTTTAAAACATGCATGGACACAAAAATTATTGATTGGCTACCAAATCGTGAACAAGTAGAAATAATAGCTTGTTGGATTAACGATATGAAAGAGGGAGAGTTTAATCCACCTCATACACATTATAATACTACGGGTTGGTCTACTGTTTTATTTTTAAAAGTCCCTGAAATTATAGACGATACAAAAGATCCACATAAATTTGTAGATGGTCAACTAGGATTCTTTGGAGTAGATGGTGTTTCAATGAAATGGGAGAAACCTGTTGTTGGTGATTTTTATATATTTCAAGCAAACCACATGCATTGTGTAATGCCTTTTAAACTAAAAAACAAAAACGATATAAGAAGATCTATGTCATTTAATTTTATTGAAAAAAGAGAGCCCGAAGATGTTTAATAAAAAAATAATATTTTGCGCTGAGAAAAAACACATGGTTGATATCTGGCCACACCCAGTGCCAGCATCAAAAGTAATACCTGATGATTACAAAAAATTAAATAGTTTTACAGATGGTAATGTTATGTCACCCACTGTGAAAAAATGCATACCTTTTTTAGATTCTTTAACAGCCGGTTATATAATTCGTTTTGATCAAGATTATGTTGTTCAGCCTGTTGGTGATGACTTTAGTATCTTTCCAGCCACTAAAAATGATGATGATGTTGACTTTCATAGTTACCAACAATTGCCTGAAAGTTATAAAAAAATGGCGGGTCAAAACGCAGGTAAATTTATTAATAAGTGGTTAATTAAAACACCACCAGGTTATAGCTGCTTGTTTGTGCCACCGATGAATAGAATAGAAAAAAGATTTAAAATAATTGAAGGTGTAGTTGACACAGATACTTACATAAACATAATAAATTTTCCATTTGTTTTATTAGAAAAAGAAAAACAATTTATGATTAAAAAAGGTGAACCAATGGTTCAATGTATACCTTTTAAAAGAGAATCATGGAAAATGTGGTCTGGTTTTTACAAAGAAGAACTTCATGCAAAAACTTTAGATACCTTAAATACTAAATGGACTGATAAATATAAAAATCTTTTTTGGAAAAAGAAAAGTTACAAATGAAAATATATGCTAATATCGATGATTGTGCTTTAATTATCAAAGATTTTTTACCCAATAATTTGTTTAAAAAAGTTGCAAACTTTGATTACAATCAATATGGCAAAAATCAATCTTACAAAAATTGGGAGAATAATCTTTTTTTAGATGAAAGTAAAAATGTTACCATGAAAAAAGTCACAACGGTAGATCTTCTGTCAAGTTTGGATAAAGGAAAATATGAATACAAAAATATAATTTTTAAAGATGTTTTAGATGTTGTAAAAAACTGTCAGTTTATTCCTTTTAAAGATAATTCTTCATTAAACATTAGTTTCTATGAATATGATAAATATGCTGGCATAAATTGGCACGATGATAATGGTTACACTTTAAATTACTCTTTGTATATTCATGAAGATTGGGACAGAAATTGGGGTGGAGAGACTTTAATAGATACAGGAAGGGGTTTACCTTTAAGTGTATATTCACAGCCCAACGCTTTAGTAGCAATTAAAAATAATATTGAACACAAAGTGTGTGCCGTAACTGGACCAAAAAAAAGAAGGGTTTTACAAATACGTGGTATTTTTTACGAGTAATTAGGATCGTAATCTGCCCAAGTTTTACCTTCAGCATTAGTTGTACCATTAGCTTCATCATCAGCAACAGCAGCATTATAATCTTTTATAGCCTCTTCAATTTGTAACACTCTAGTCTCACCCCAGACTAAAAGATCAGCAACAGTTGTGGTACCAACCGCATCACTTGTAGCGTTAAGTGGTGTATTGCCCGTCATCATACCAGTTGATGGATTTTTATTTTGTATTTCGTTTGGACCTAAATTGTTCCAAACTACATAGTGAATAGTATCTGGCAGCCAATTATCATTCCAGTTTTTTCCTTTATCTGCCCAATAAATAGTAAAAAAACTTTCATCATTTCCATTGTCAAAGACCAAAGCTATGTGTTCTTTGTTAGCGATTACAATTTGTGTAGCCATAAATATCTCCTAATGTTTAATAATATATTGAACGATTACAAAAGGTGAAAATGCGTTTGTGCCTGATGCGGTTACATCTCCTGATAAAGCACCACCAGAATTAGTTATAGATATATTACCTGATAAAGTTCCAGATAGGTTATGAGAGTGATTATGACCTGTTCCTGAACCTGCGGGTCTTATTGCGCTCAAAGGTTGAGTGTTAGCGTTGCCTCCTCTTGATGAGTTAATATCACCGTGGGAGTTCGTTGCTATTTTTGTATGAGAACCCCTAGGGTTACTTGCGTTATAACCTCCAATAGTACCATGTGCATGCGAAGCTAATTGTGCCTCTGTTAACGAGGTATTATCAATACTTCCTGTCATAGTAACAGTTTGGTTTGAAGTAGCTGTACTTGTAACTGCAGATACTGTTTGGTTGTTGGTAACAGCTACAGTAACTGTATTAGCACCACCAGTTGTTGCTAAGTTAGTTGTACCACTTTTACCTTGTGGAAACTTACCTTGTAGATCTGGAACATTAAATGTGGTTGAGTTATCACCTACACCATAAGTAGTTCCTATAACAGCAAATAAATCTGCGTACGTAGTTCTTGATACGGCTGTACCATCACACAGTAGATAACCTGCAGGAGCCGTAGCTTTACCCCAAGGTTTAATTGTTCCTACTTCACTTCTATTTGTTATATCTTGTAAGTTAGCCATGTTTAATCGTTATACTTTAATAACCAACCATTGTCACTGTCATAATACACCAACGATATTCCAGCTCGGTTAGTTGATATTGTTAAATCTCCTGCACTTCCTTGAATCTTTTCACCATTTCTATCAACGGTAATATTGTTAGTGGCTGCAGTACCGTGTGAATCAATTATTTTTACTTGGTTTCCAATTGAAGGAGAAGCAGGTAAAGTTATTGTTACAGCGCCTCCAGATGTATCAACAAATATATTATCACCATCTGATGCTGTGTAAGGTGAATCACCTGTTGCTTTTTCTATCCATGCTTCACCTAAACCAGCAAGTGTAAATATATCGTACCAGTTAGTTCCATCAGTAGAAACTAATCTGTATTTTCCATTTGTAATTGTTACTGTGTTTCCAGAAGCGCCTAACCTTGCAGTTACATCAGCACCACCAGAAATATTATTGTATAAACCGTATGTTTTTTGTACAGCAGGAAACTGCACAATATGAGTTGTAGAAATTGTTCCTGAAAAAATTATTTGGTTTTGTCTAGCTTCATTGTTTGCTTGAGATTGTGGGCCATCACCAGTGGTTAAAGTTGTAGGGCCTGAGCCAGTTAATGTCTTTGCGTATACACCAGCAATAGCAAACTCAAAAACTTGTGAGAAGTTGTTATTCGTTATTGTACCCCAAGTTCCAGAATTTTCTCCTGTTGCCTGAAGTTCTATTTTCAAACTTGTCGAATAAGTTGATACCATTTAATCTCCTAATTTAAAACTTAATGATTATTTTAAAGTTTGTCAAAACTTTTTTATGCAGCTTTATGAACTTCTGTCCAACTTATTCCGCTGTTTGAGTCATCTACTTGGCTCCAAAAGGTTCCTTGTAAATTACCTAGACTACTAGTAACAGAATTGCCAGTGATTGTAAAGTCTACATCTGTACGAATATTAACTGTTCCTACATTAGATGTTAAAGCCACACTAGGAGCTTCATAGCTAGTTTCTTGAGTAGCATCCCCTATACTAGATGTTAGCCCTGCAGCCGTAACGGATACAGTTGCACCCGCAGTAACTGTAACATCTCGGACAGCTAAGAACAGTGCATCAGTGTTGCCTACATCTACAGGAGCAGATCCTGTAGCCTCCTCGTCTCCTAGAGTGACTGTTGTGCCATTACCTGTTAGAGTTACATTAGCATCTCCAGTTAATGTTAAAGATCCTAATGAAGGTGTTAAAGTTTGAGGAGCTACATCTATTGTTATTGGTAATATTCCAGCAGTAGATACGAGCCCCTGTTCAGTAACAACAATTGTTAAATTATTATCACCAGAGATAGAGAAAGTTCCTATTGAAGAAGTTGCAGATACACCTGTTACAAAAACAGATGTGCCTGGAGTTGTTACTGCAGACGTTAATTCAACACCCGTAATTGTTGGTGCTACGTCACCTTGGAAACCTAAATTACCTGGAGAAGAAGTTGCAGATACACCTGTAAGTGCATATTCAGTTTCTAGAACATTCCATAGATTATCACTCCAACCAATGATTTGACCTGTAACTTGATTGGCACCACGACCCCAACCAGATTGGAACACACCAGAAGCATCTTCCTCACCAAGGGCAGAAGTTAATCCAATACCTGTAAGTGTAACATTAGAATCAGCAGTGACTGTTTCGGTTCCTAAAGATGAAGTTAATTGATTTCCAGTAACAGAAACTTCTGCAACACCTGTTGCGACAGCAGTGCCAACAGCAGATGTTAATCCTGCAGCAGTTGCAGTTACATCAGCATTACCTGTTGGAGTTTCTTCGCCTAAAGAAGATGTTAGACCAACACCAGATAATCCGTTTGCTGTGCTTAGTATGAAATCACCATTACCCCAAGAGGACGTGCTCCATCCAAGTGGTACAGTAGTTCCTACACCTCTATTCCATCCCGTTAGTAATTGATTGTCTACAATAGTAGGACTAGGCATTGTCCCCGCAGTAGATGTGAGGGCATTGCCAGTTGCTGCATACAGAGTTTCCTGTGATGCATCACCAATACTTGAAGTTAGTGCATTTCCCGTGACCCCAAATACATTTGTGGTAGTTAGAGAAACAGTACCAACGGAAGATGAGAGGCCATTACCTGTTGCGTCTACGGGTGCAAAGGTATCCCAAGCACCCGAATTCCAGGTTTGTCGGCCCCATCCTTGAAGAGAGGCCATAAATTATCTCCTATGCTATTCTTATGATTGCAGCAGTTGATTCAGCAGCAGGGAACGTAATTGTAAACGTGCCAGCTGTTGAAGTCTTAACAGCACCGAAATCTAGAACACACACTGCTGCGTTTGTTGTCAAACCAGTTACAGTTGAGCTGTTATAGATAACAGCAGCTTGTGCAGAAATAGTTGCACTTGTAAATGATATGTCATCAAAATCACATACAGCAGAATCACTAGATAAAACTGGTGTAACAGAGGTTAATTGCCCTCCGCCCTCAGAATATGTTCCTGAGTCTGCTACTTCATCCGCACTTGTTGTGTAAGTAGTTGTTGATTTACTTAATGTTGCTTCGTTGTCAAATAGCGCAAGTTTAAAAGTATTCCCCGTCGTTGCCGTAAAATTGTGTAGGCCTTTCAGGATCTCCACTTTGAAACTGTTGCAGACAGCTTGTGTAATTGCCATAATTATCTCCTATGGGTTCCTTGACTCGAGAGGGATACGAATAACGCCATCTCGATATTCGTCTCTACGGTCACGCCCCATCTCATATGTGGCTAGAGCCTGTACAGACTGATTATACATTTTATCATAGTATTGTATCATATCAGCAGGACCTTTCAAGTATCCAAGTGCCTCTAAAATACAACCATACAAAAGCACGTTTGGAGCGTTCTGGCTAACCCAATTCGAAGTTGTCGTACTGGATAAGACAGGTGGCTTGTACGTGTATGCGAGCTCTACAGTTAATGCAGCGTTCGGGGTTGGTGCTAAATAGTGCGTATTATCATCCCACATGGAATAATACTTGGGTGTTCCAGCACCCGTTGACGTCCTATTTGGCGCAAACTCATTCATAAATGAAATATCTTTTTGTATCAAGAAAGTTCTATTATCTGATCCATCTATGAGTTGTAAATATCTTGTAGCTTCCCAATCTGAAGGAAGTGGTAAAAAAGGGTTATCTATATTTAATGTGGCTGTGTCATATTTTCTGTAATAATTTAAATCTACGGTTCTTCTAAGCTTATCTTCGGTAGAAATAATAAACTGATTTATAATAGCATCAGTTAAAACGTCTGATGTCGTTTCTGTATAATCTCTTACATTACTAAGTAAATCAGTGTAATCGCTCATGACGTGCTTACTGTAACATTTCCAGCAGAGCTGTGCAATATTGTTTCTTTTGCTTGAGTTTTTGGCTGCATACCCACACTAGCAAATCTATTTGTGTTGACTCCAATTAATCCTACAAAACAAGTAGAATTAGCAATCTGAGGTCTAGCGTTTTCTAAAGATTGTGGATCTTGAATTATAGGTAAAGGTTCTAGTTGAGGATGTTTTTCCTCATATTCAGATATATGAACAGTAGAGTTGTTCCATTCTTTAACCATCTCATTGTATGGAAAAGCCATACCAGATCTGTCTGATATTCTTTTTGCAAACTTACCGGATGCATATTTTGCCATGATTAAACTCCAGGTAAATAAGTTTTAGGAGTGAGAAAAAAACTAGTTCTTTCACCATCTTGTGCCGCTGCACGTTGAAACTCATCTTCATAAATTTGTTTTAATAATTGAATTCTGTCTGGCGCTTTTTTCATAGCTATGTAATAAGCTAATCCGGCAGTCATACATGGAAGAAAACGAAAAGGAATCTCAGCATTATTCGTGTAAGCCCCAGCATCCTTCATCCGAATCAGAGCATAATATACTAGAGTGTAGTCTACATCTGCTGCAGGATATAGATATAATCTTGGGTTTATCGTACGTTCAAAATAGTATTGACTTGGTCTTCCGCTGGTACTTTTAACGGATATATTTAAATACGTTGATCTACTAATTGTTTGTGCAGAAAAATCATTATTACTTGAGTCTCTAATAACAAGATCTGTAATATCAACTATCTGTTGACCAGCCTCTGCACCAGATCCAAACAAATCTGAACCAGTTAAATTTGTTGTCCCTGCAGATAAAGTTTTTTCTTGTAGTTGAATAGTCCAAAGATTTAATCCTCTGTTAGCCCATTCAGCCAACATAAGATTAAGAGAACGCCTTGCAGTTTGCAAATCGTATCCGCTACGAACTTGCAAACCACATAGTTCATATGCTTCTTCTGCTATCTCGTCGATTGATAGATCAAAGCTAGCTGTGGATGCATATGTTGGCATTATCTTTTCCCTTTTTTCTTTACAGATTTTTTCTTAGCAGATTTTTTCTTAGTTCTAGATCCACCCTTCATTGTAGGTTTCATCTTAGTACCCATTCCGCCCATCATTTTGGTTTCCATACCTCCACGCATTTTAGTTTTCATACCACCACGCATTTTAGTCTTCATTCCACCACGAGCCATCACAGATTTTTTCTTCATAGAGATCTCCTTACTTTATTATAAGTTTTATATCGCGATTTAACCACCTCATTGTAGTATTCTTTTGGCCACCCATCATAATAGCCAGCCTTGTGTAATTTATCAGAAGCTTCCTGTAATTGCGAGAACTTTTGTATAAGCATCATAGAATACTCTAACTCTCCATCGTATGACTCCTCGGGACCAGGATCTACCAGAAAAGCATGCTCCTCTAAAGTTGGAGTGCCTCTAGGGTGGAAACCCATAAAATATATATCTTTGCGATTATACCAAAAATTATAAGAATCTATAATATCTTGAAAATCATCTAACGTGTAACTAAAATATGGATCACAAAAAATTAATATCTCATGTTTGTTGAAATTTAATTTATCCAATTCTCTGTTTAGCTCTGTCTTA